TTGCTGGGTCTGGGTAAGACGTAATGATCTTGACCTCACCACCAGGCTCTTGCATCAGCATTTCTAGCGTCTGGTCATCGAGGCCCGTATATTCCTCAATTCGGACCTTCTCTTCATCTTCCCACCAAAATTTGGCAATTCCGCATTTCCTGACCAGTGCATCCTTAAAAATCGCATAGGTCGTTAAAAATCCAGAATTGTCGTTCTGGAAAATATAATTAGCGTAATCGGTGGCCTGTTGGGCCATCTTGGTGTCTTCGGGTCCCCTGGGCGCAAATTCCACCACGTTCTCAGAACTAAAGAAAACGCGCATCAGGCTTGGCAGCATGGCCGAGACAGTGTCCCGCACCTCCATGGCCACCACCTTGCTGTTGCCTTCGACCTCATTGCCGAATAAATCCCCGCGATAGTATTCAGTCCCTTTGGCGCGTGTGGGGGACAGATCACTGTCCACATAACTCACCGCATCGACCAAATCCTGAGTAATGATGCTTTGCAGCTCTGCATCATCCATTGGCTCTGTGGCTGCAATGTCGGTGGATAAATTGTCGGTAATGTTTTCAATCATGGCTTGACCTTTGTAAGAACCACATACATGGAGTCCACAGCCCGTGGGGTGCGGATAATTTCGTCTTGTGGCAATTCTAGTGCTTCTCCCACCTTTGAGAGACGCATTTCCAGTGTTGTCAACTCAAACCGATCTGGCCAGCCTAAGTACCAATGCCACTCGGTGTAATATTTCCAAGAATTCTCGTTAAATGCTCTGACATGAGTCGGGTCTTGCCAAGCGCCAAGACTCAGGTCATAAGGCACATGGATGCGCATTTGGCCGCCTACCTTCAGCAGCTCTTTGCAGTTGGTCATGGCATCGACCAGATTGGGGATGTGTTCCAGCACATCATTGGCCAGAATCACCTCAAACATTCCTGGCACGATCTCCAGCTGCCCAAACCTAGTCTCTAGCGTGTCGCCCCACTTGATCTTGCTGATATCGACCAGCCAATCAGGATTCTTGCTGGCTTGAATATCTGCATTGAGATACTCAGCGCACCAGTCTTTGCCAGACCCTAAGTTAAGAATCAAACCAGGCACTCGCATAATTTGGCCGATTCTCTCTGAGCCATGGCAGCGCATCTTCATGGAGCTTCTGCGCATTCAAACCAATGGTGTTTGAGCCAATGTGGTGGACATAACTTGCACTGACGTAGTGGCCATAGCCTTTTTGGATTAAGTCCATACAATGCACATCGTCACTGTACCAATTCAGAGGGGGAAACTTTGCCTCCCCAAATGCGTCACTTGATATCCATGCAAAGATTGGGCTGACCTCTTGGGCCATCTTGATGTGTGACTCAGACGGGAATTTGTAGAAGTTCAGCTTTTCGCCTGGCTCACTGATCCGCACATTTTGACAAGGTCTGGCCGCATCGCACCTTGCCGCAACCCACCCAGCTTTGTAGCTGTTCATGGTCCTGACAATGGCCACATCTTCCATCAGCACCTTCACGCTGGTGGGGGTCAGCACTACATCATCATTGGCCACAATGCATGATGACCAGTCTTTCATGGCCGCTTCAATGATCTCGTTGTAGTCCTCGCCAAAGTTCCTTGGCTGGCCATAGATTTTGTAGTCAGCTTGGAAATTCTCAATCACCGACTCTGGGCCGCGCAAGTAAACCGGACACTCTGGCGCGTATTGCCGGATTGACTCCAGCAATACGGCCAGACCATGACCCTTGACAGTGGCAATGACAATTGGACAAATCATTTCTTAACCTTGTTTCTTGCAGATATTGCAGCCGCCTTGGCCTTGGCATCAGCCTTGGAGCTTGCACCCCATGCCTTGAGTGACAGCAGCAGCCTGGTCGGCTCGCCACCCTTCATCTCAGGACCAGGCATATTGCCCATGCGTGCCAAGAAGCTGGCGCGTCTTGGGTTATCGCCTGATTTGACTGGCGCTTTCAAGTTCATGCCCTCGGCCTTGGCACTGGCACGACCCTTGGCATTTAAGCCGCCAGATGGGCTTTTGCCCTCTTTACGCTGCCAAGCTGGGGTCTTCATTTCTTCTTCACTGGCTTGGCGGTTTTAGCCGCTGCCTTAAAGTCTGAAGCGCTTGGAGCGCCTTTTGCCCCAGGCTTGCGCATTTTCTCTTTGCTGCCAGCAGCAATTCTTTCGCGTTTTGCATGAATGTTTGCATATAGCCCCTTCATTCCTCTTCTCCTTTTTCCTCATCTCCCATGTCTTCAGACTCTTCGCCAGTGTTCGGACCACCCACCACCCATGCATCGCAAGTGCGACTGGCTGCGCACTTGAAATCAAAGATTTCGCAGTAACCCAGATCGGCCAGCTTGATTGTTCCCCATGGGTCGGCTTCCATGCCAATGCCTTGGGCAATGCACTGCTTGATGTTGTCAGACACGTTGAATGCCGCGCAGTTGCCGCATAGAGACTGCTTTGCGTCATCCATGCTGACATCCCACTGGTCAGCCTTCTTTCGCCAAAAAGCCTCATTGGGCAGTTTGGGATTCTCAGGACCATAGGCCGCGCTGGTGATTGCCTTTGCGCGGTTTTTCAGATTGAGGGTAATGTCTTGCGTGGGCAATGGGCAGTTCTCACCGCCCTCCATGTCCTCGCCCTCTTCTCGGTCCATGACCTGATCCATGGTGCGTTTTAAAGTAGCCATTATTTTTTCGCCTTATTCTTTGCCGTGCGCTGACCGCGCATGGGCATCTTCGCCTCAGACATTGCAATGGCAATGGCCTGCTTGGGATTCTTGACCACTTTGCCAGTCCCACCGCTGTGGAGCTTGCCAGCCTTGTACTCACCCATCACCTTGCCGACCTTCTTTTGCGCTTTGGTCATCATCTTCATAGGTTTCCCCCATTGGTTTGTCAATACCCGAATTATGCAACCCTAGATAGATTTCTGCGCAGGGGCTGGGACCACTTGCTGCCTGATGCAGACCCATACATCCCCATGACCGCGTCACTGGCAAATGTCAGGACAAAGGCATCGGCCTTGTCGGGGCTTGGCAGGCCGCGCCTCTTGATCTCGTCTTTTCCCTCAATGGCGATCTTGCCATTGCTGGTGAATGAGTACCGCACTGTGGCCAGCTCATTGATCAAGACATCATCCCGTGGCATCTTGCAGTCCCGTGCCTCAAGCCAGGCTCTTGCCCTGTACCAAAGTTCTGCTTTCAAGTTCCTGTAAGTTCCACCCATGGCTGGGGACTCGGACACATTGATGCCACGCGCTGGCAGGCCCAGCTCTCTGAGCCTGTCCACCACCCCAGCCCCAAGGCCAATCGAATCGACCAGTATTTCCTTTGGCTGCTGGCTAGGTGGCAGCGCCTGATACTCGGCCACCACCGCGCCAGTCAATTGCATCAGGTCCAGATTCTTCCAAGTCTTGATGCTCTCAGTCACCGCATTGCCCTGGCGTTTGCATAGTGCTGACCTATCCGATCCAAACCGCGCCACATCCAAGCCCCAGATCATGGGCGCATACTCGCTGGCGGCCACATCCCGATTCAGCGCACTTTCCAGCAAGTCCATGGCAATGACAGTGTCATCATCGCCCTTGGGAAACTCACCGACCACCCTGATGCGGTAGACGTTACTTTCCTCGCCATAGCGCATGGCCATCTCTTTGACGTACTCATCCGACACCCTTGGGCTATCGAGACAGCTCACTTGGAATGTGGTCCACTCATCTGCCAGGCGCGTGTGGGTGTCGTAGAAAAACCCACTAGACCTCACCGGATTACCCAGCAATAACGTCACCGCATTGTGGCCAGACATCGATCCAGCCGCAGCCTCAAACACTTGCTCTGGCACACCAGAAGCCTCATCGGCCACTAGCATCACGTTCTCAGAGTGAATCCCCTGCAAAGCCTCTGGCTGCTCGGCCCTGCTAGTCCTGGCACTGATAAACATCTCAGTCGGTGCAGCATTAAATTCAATCCTCTCTTGCTTGACAGTCAAAAGCCCCTGCAAAGGCAGTGGCATCG